GCTTCTGTTGGTGATGACTTCTGTGTAATGTTAGATAGCATTTGACCTGAGAATGTTAAATCAGGAAACTGTGTTTGTCGCCCTGAATTACTTCTAAATGTTTTATAAGCTTCTGTATAAGGTGGAAAAGAATTACCATCTGCATTTTGACCTCTAGTAGTTCTTTGTTTAATAATACCCATTAAGAACTCAGCAGTTCTTCCTAATGCAGTCTTAACTATTTGTGGTTGTTCTCTTACTTGTTTCTCAAAGTTCTTAGCAACTTGTAATGAATTATCTTCAACAGTTAATCTCATCTAATTAGTTTAAGTCTATGATAAGGTGCTTTTTCTGCATCTGCGATTGTATTAGAATCATCAGCATCATATTCAACACCATCTCTTAGTATATCTTCCATCTCAGTTGCATACATTTGTTGATAGTGTTTCATCATAACTTGGAATCTGTCTGGGTTGTCGTTTGAATTAAACTTTGTAAGTTGTGGACAAGCATAAAAACCAATCACTCTATAAACACTTGCTCTTTTAAATTGAGCATCAGTTAATAATGTTGCGTTCATTTCAGTTGAGTTTAAAATAGCTATATCTCTATAAGTTTCTTTTGAATAAATTGGAAACCATTTAATTCTTAAATCTCGTTCTATATCTGCTCTTGCTTGTGCGTGGTAATCATTTGGTGAAGTAAAACTTGCAATACCAAATCCTAAAATATCTGGTTGGTAAAAAGTTAAATCTGCATCTACTGTAAAATTTGCCATAGTAATATTTGGTTGATGGGGCTTTTACACCCCACCAAGTTTAACTAATTAAAGAGCAGTATCAGTTTTTACAGATACTCCGTAAGTGTCTTTTAATACACCTACTCCGTATGTAATTGATGCTACAATTTCAGTTCCTCTTAGAGATGCGTCTCTTTGAGTTTCTACTTTGAAATCTTCTTTTAATGCTAAGCCGATTGACATTGGGTGAAATACTGCACCGAATGAATCATCATAAGCATCAATAGCGATATTTGCGTTTTCAAAAATATCAATACCAGCAAGTCTGCCGATATATCCATTTAATAAAGCTTCATTTCCAACATCAGAAATAGCACCACCAGTAGCATTAGCATAAGCTGGTTGTGTTAAAGTTTTCTTTAAATTGAAAGTCGCTTTTGGGTGAAACACAGCATAGTAAGGTGCAGGTACGTTTGCACTTCTTAAAATAGCTTGTGCTTTGAAAAGCAAGTCTGCTGTTAGTTCTGTTCCAGCACCACCTTGATCTGATGCAGATGCGAAATCATCTAGTAAACCAGCTAAATCAGTATCTACTTTTTTAGCGATTGCTTCACCGAATAATTTACCTATGTCAGCACCAACATTACGACTAGCTGAATCTCTAGCTAAGTCAGTAAGAGTTGTCATAACACCAATTTCTGAAGCTGTGATAGTTACAGATGTTGGGTTTACTGCTGTGTTTGATAAGTCAGTAGCTTCATTAACTGCTGCTGCTGCGATTGTTGGGTACACAGGAACTTCTATTGTTTTTCCTGAACCAACGATTGGGTATGTTGTTACAAGTGGTCTCATTACAGATGTTTCTTGAAATGTAAAGATAGCTTCTTGTGTTATATTTGTAAAAAGTTCACTTAATGTTGAACTTGTTGTTTCATTTGCCATTGTTTTATTTTAGTTATTGTTAGTTGTTAGTTTCATTTTAAAAGAACCCTGATCTCTTTGTTTCCTTAAGTCAGAATATAATTTTCTGTCATTTGGATTACTTAAATCAAGATCACCAATTTTTAATTGCTTAGGAGTAGCACCACCAACTTGACTTCTGCTTCCTGCACCACTAGGTGATGAAGAAACATGATGTGGGTTGTTTTTTAAATATTCGGCTACCAAATCATTTACTGACATTGGTTCACCTCTATCTGAATATCTTGGAGTTCCATCTTCGTTTATAACTTCAACAGAACCTTGCTCGTTAAGTCTAACATTTGATCTTAGTAGTTGTTTAACTTCTGCTGGTTTAACAGCTTTCATTCCACTAGCTACATTGACTAAAGTTTCGTCTATACGAATCCTTTTTAATTCAGTCTCCAACGATTGAATTCTTGAATCCTTTTTTGATACTGTTTCCTTCAGAACTTTATCAAACTCGCCACGTTGTTTAGCGATTTCTAGTTCTTTAAGTTTCTTTTCTTCAATTAACTTTTTAGCTTCTTCAATGTCTATGCCATCAAGTTTATTTGATACAGATTTTTTATATCTGTCTAATCTTCTTTGAACTATATTTTCTAACTGCTCGGCAGTAAAAACTTTATTCTCAGTTAATTCAGAAACTTCATTTACTCCAGTATTGTTCTGAGATACTGTTTTCTCAACCGACTCTACTTTTACTTGGTCGTTCATTGTTTGTTCTCCTTCTATATTGTTATTGTTATCAATTATCAAGATAATTGTAAAAATGCAACAGTATGTTGCTAAATTGTTCTATTCTAATGTATATTCAAAAGTACCATCTTCTTTTACAGTACCCCAATCTGTGCTTGTTGGTTGCCAATGATGTCTGCAATTATATCCACCTCTATCTAAGAATGGGTCGCTACCAGATTTTCCTTGCCAATCACTTTGCCATAATGCTCTTGCTTCTTCTTCAGTAAATACTTTGTTTGTATGCTCAACACAGAAATCTCTACTGTCTCTAATGATTGAACCATAATAAATAAAAGAAGTTAATCCTAATTCATCTGCTCTAAACTTTGCAAACTGTCCATCAAAACCCATTAAAGCATCTTGAACTATTTGTCCTGAGTAAGCTGATAAGTTATCCCCAGTTACAGTAGAACCATAAGTTTGTTTAAGTTCATCTACTGCTGTTTTAAAATCTTCTGTATTTGTTTTACCTGCTATCTTTTGTTTCTGAATAAAGTCTACAAGTTCTTGTTGCTTAACTGTGTCTGCTTGTTGATAGATTCCGTTAATCTTATTTCTAATAGTATCTACTACTTCTGCAAAAGGTTTACCTACTAATGTAGATTGATAAACTTCTTGTGCTAATGTGTTTGTAAATTCAGTTGCAAGATTTTGAAATTGACTAAATGCAATCTTCTTTAATTGTTGAATGGTAACTAGATCAGCTTCAGTAATAGATTTAAACTCAATAGGAATAGGAAGCTTACCATAAGTAGATACAATCGTTCCTGCAATCTTATCATAATCATTTATTAATGTTTGAACCTTAGCTAAATAAAGTTCTTCTATTGCTTGTTGTAATTTTGGTCTTATCTCAATGGCAAGTCTTGTATTAAATAAAGCACCATCTTTAATAGGAAGTTCTGACACTTGTTGGATAACTCTTTGCTCTAATGTTCTAAGAGTATCATTTAATAATTTTTGATGTTGTGCTTGTAAAGAATCTACTGCTTTTTCTCTTATGCTTTGAAGTTGCTGGAGTAAATCTTGTGCCACATTAAACTGTTGGTAATGTTATAGGTTGTTGTGGGAAGTCTCCTAGTGCTACTGTATTCCCATCTATTTCTTGATCTATTGTTGTAAGCATTTCATCATCTTCAATTACAGTTCTTGCAATTTGTTTATCTAGTTCTTTTGTGAATGTACTTGATTTAATATTAGAAGCTTTTGCAGATTGTAATAATTCTAAATCAGTTGCCCAATCTCTAATATCAAATGTAACTGGATATTCTATTGTTCCGTCAAATACTGTTTCTTGCCATAAAGCAAATAGTCTCCAAATTTGTTCTTCTGCTAATTCCATTAACTTTGCTTTAGATGCTAGTCTTGCATTTAATAATTGAAATTCAGTTCTTAGTGCAATACCAGATTGTACTCTTTCACCAGTTGCTCTTATAGCCCCAACATGAGAGATTCTATTTATTGCTTCTACTTTATGTGCAATAGATTTTAATACTCCATCTAAATTACTTCCACTTGGTTGTAACATATAAGGTTTTAAATTTGCATCTATGTTATCAGGAATTTCTATAATAGAACCTGCACCACCAACAGCTTCTGTATCTCTTGTCTTAACTAGTGATGGGTGATTTGATATTCTAATAATTTGTTCAATCTCAGATAGTTCATTGTAAATAGATTTTTGTAAATCAGCTATGTCAGTTAAATCAGAAACTCCTAAACCTCGCATTGGTGATCTTTGATTGTAAAGAATTACACAAGGAATCTTGCCAATAGGATTAGGTAAAGACTCTATTAATTTTGGTTCGTCTCTATTGCCAGTCATTAATTCTACTGTATCTATTCTGTCCTCGTACCAAAGTTTATAAACTTCTCTAGTGCTTTCAATAGACTCTCTAATTTTTACATAATCTAAATAGTAATAACCATTTGGTGATCTAGTATAATTCCAGTCTAATACGTTCTCAGGAGTATATACGTTTATATATGGTCTAATGTTTTGTTCTAATTCTTCTCCACGAGTCATTACATTCGTAGATGGTTTGTCTACGATAATCCAACAATGTCCATAAACAGAAGCATAGTTTTGTACTTCTCTCATTAGAGCATCAAATGTTCTGCCTTCGTAATCTGAATCTTCTAAAAATTGATCTACTGATGGGTCGTCTGATAATGTTCCAAGTTCTCTAGTTGGTAAAACTCTAAATAGAAATGATGAATAAATATCTATTACGTTTCTTGCGTGGTTATCTAATGGAGTATAGCTAAGTCTTTTAAAATATTCTGATTCTAATTCTAATTGGTAATTTTGTAGGAACTTTCCATCTTGATATTCTTTGCCACCTAAATATGATCTGATGTAATATTCCCATCTTGGCATCATGCCTTTGTACTGGGTGTGTTGCTGTTCTATTTCTTGTCTTGTGTATGCCATTATGAAAATCTTTTAGGTTGTGATTTAGGTAAGTTTGAAGTGATTGGAAATAAATATTCTATTGCGTAACCAAGTGCGTCAGTCATGTGATCGTAACCATTATTTTTCTCAGGTTGATTTGTTCCTTCTTTATACACTTGTTTCATCAAAGAATTAATTAAAGTTTTACAAGAAGGATTAATGAAAATACTTCTTTTTCCATCAAATGACTTTAGTTTACTATTTACAGCATTGACTCTATCTCTAACTAAAGCATGAGTGGATTTACACTTAACATTAAAACCTGCATTTTGCAATATAGTTAAATCTGTTCTACCACCAGCAGATGTCTTACGTTGTCTTGATGCTGGGTCAGGGTAAGCTATTATCTTTGTCTTGTCGTACCTAGATAATAATTCATCAACTAACTCATCAGTATTAGAACTGTAAATAACTATCTCGTCAAAGAAATAACTAACTCCGTTCTTAATATGAAATAGACAAGCTGATAGTGGGTCAATGTTAAAATCTATTCCAATATGTATCATAAGCTTAGGGTCGTACTTACATTCTTGCACATTTAATTGGCGATCAAAGTTATAATAAACAACTCCTGAGTATGTTTCAAATGATGCTAAATATTCTTGTCTAAATGTTCTCTCGTCTAAATCCTTCATGGCTTGTTCAATCTCGTCTTTATCAACTTGACCACCATCTAATGTTGTAAACTTAAATGACTTCCACTCAGGGTCATCACCTAAACCCTTTTGATATATCTCATAAGACCAGTTACCAAATCCTCTAGGTGTTCCTATGAATAATACATTACCAGTAACGTGCTTATCTGAGATTGTTGGTCGCAATACTTCTGTCCAAGCTTCAACTGGTATATCTGCATATTCATCTAGTAGTAAGAAATCTAATCCAACTCCTCGTAAATTATCAGGAGACTTGTCTGCACCTTTTAAACTTATCTGTGAACCATTCCTTAATACTAAAGATAGTTCTGTTTCATTGGCATATTTAATCCATCTCTTTTCAGTTGTAAGTTTCTTTAATTGCTTCCACATAATCTCTTTAGACATTCTGTAAGTTGGTGCTACATAGAATATCTTTGAGTTAGGTTTGCGACTTGCGAATCTTAATAGTTCATACATGGCTAAGTGTGTCTTGCCGAATCTTCTACCAGTAATTAAAACTCTAAATCTATTTGGACAAGTATATACGTCTAGTTGTGGTTTGCTAAATGGCATTGATTAATCCTCTTTGAATAAGTTTAGTAATAACTTCTTCTTCCAATTCAACATCATGGTTATAACCTTTTGGTGTTCCAATATGGTTTGTATCTTCCATTGTATATCTATTCTTAGTTTTAAAGAAATCAAATGCTGTAATAGTTACTTTGCAATTACAGTAATTAAGTAACCAATAGATTGAAACGAAACCAGTAGTTGGTCTTGGATAGTTATATATTTGTATCATTAAGTTGTATTCTTCTTTGTTCCATAGCCAAGCTTTTTTCTTAACCCAGTCAGGCATACGTTCTGCTCTTTTTCCATCTTTTTCAAAGTTTAATCTAACTATGTTTTGTATGCGTGGAATTTCTTTTAATTTATTATGCCCTTCGTTCACTAAATTGTTAATCCATACATGACATGGACTATCTTGTATTCCAAGATTCATTCTAACTATTGAATTGTAATTATCATAGTTTATATCAGATAACTTCTCGCCATTACCAATTAATAAAACATTTTTGCCTTTAAAATATTCGTAAGGATTAAACATTTCTAATAACTGCTGTGTGAGGTGTTAAGTGTTTGTGCATTTCAATAGTGTGTGGTTTATGCAATAAAGCAAATGATTGAACTTTATCAGCATCATGCACTACTACTGTATTAGTATGTTCTAATATGTTGTTAAGATGTTTGATTCTATCTCTTACAAATTGTTCATGGTCTAAAAAGCACATTCCAAATCTTTGTGTTAATGGTATTTCTTGTTTAAAGTCTATTTGTATTTGCTGATAATTTGAACCGATTAAATAGTCAAATCTTCTAGCCCAGTTAATCTCTTGGACAAATGATATTAACTTAATTCCTTTAGCTTTTGCTATCTCAACTAATAATGGTGTGGAATAATAACCACAACCAGTTTCCATTATATCTTCATTAGACTTTAAAGCTTCTTGGATTAAGACTTGTTGGTGTGTTGCGTAAGTATCTATGAACTGTTTTTCTTCCACCATATATTTGTCTATGCTTAGTATAGATTGATTATCAGTTGTTAATAAATAATCAACTTTAGATAAACCATGTTCTTTAAATGTATTCCAAATACTATTTCCAATACTTACTGCTTGTTCAAAGTTATTATAAATTAAACAGTCTATATGTGTGTAACCTTTATCAATAGCTGTCTTTAATCTTTTGTTGCCAAATATGCAGATCAAATAATCATTAGCCCAAACTATTATAGGGTTAAATAGATTATCAATCTGAGGTAATGTTTTTAATCTGCGTTTAGCTAGATTGTCATTCAGATATAAGTTATCTCGTTCTGATCTTACTTTAAGACTAAGCCAATTATGTTTGTTAAATTGATTTGAATACTTAATGAACTTAATTGGTACTGAGATTATGTTTGGATTTCTGTTCTGACTTACGAATCTTCTCTCTAATAATTTCTTTACCATCATCTCCAGTCCAATGTATTGTTTTAGCTATATCATTATTCTTACCTAATCTTAACCCATGATAATTGTCTGGTATTCTATTGATCTTAAACTCGTGTGCTATTATGTTAAATGCTTCTTGATCTCCTCGTTCTTGTCTCATCTCGCATCTATCAAACCATTTCTTTAAAACTTGTTTATTGTTTATGCCGACTATTCCAGTTTGCCATCTATCAGTTCTAACTGCATGGTCTTTACTAACAAGATAATCGCAGTCATCTAGCATATCAAACAAATCAGATATATCTTCTTTAATTTCTATATCGCAATCTAACCAAATTATTTTATCTGCTGGTACTTTTTCTATTGCCTTAGGTTTATAAAACCAAGTTCTGCCATCTGAAGCAACTAAGAATGAATTTGGATATTGTTTTAACATTCCAAAGTTAGCTATGTATAATGGAATCTTAATATGCTTATGATAACCTTCTAAGAACCAATCAAGTATATCTATGTAGTCTTTGTCGCAACCAGTTACAAAAGCTTTCATAACTGAATCTTAACAGTATTCGTATAAACATCAAACCAATCTGATGAGTAATCACAAGTCTCGTAGTTATCAAAGTAACAACCACCTTCTGTAAAATGTATGTTCTTAGCTTTAGGATTGTGTGGATATTCTCCAACTAACCAATTCCATTCTAAAGGTAAGCCACCTACTTTGTCAGTCCATTTAAATTGATGAAGTTCTAATCCTGATGCTTGATTAACGTATTCTTTTGTAAGCTGTTTGCATTTAGCTGTGTTCATTAGCATTAAACTAGACCAGTTCTTTTTTTCATAAACAGTTTGTATTTGATTGCCGAATTTAGATAGATGCTTAGGAACGTAATCGTGCTGACAAACCATAACTTCATAATCATCATTTCTTAAATCCCATAGTTCTTTGATGTCAGTTTTAAAAAGCATATCGCAATCTAGGAATAATGCCCAACCATCATAGTTCATAAGGTAGGGAACTATAAACCTACTAAAAGAAAACTCAGTAGATGATAAGCTATTCTTTGGTCTATTAAATGAATCTTTAATGTTAGGTAAGTATATTGGTGTGAATGATACTGGTACTGAACTTTGTCTTAGTATGCTCTCGGCTAGTATGTGGTAAGCTATTTTCTCTTTGCTATCATATCCAATAAAGACATTAATCATTAGACTGAAGTTTTTTTAACTCAATATCTTTGGCTTGTAGTTCTTCGTTTAGTCTATCTATTTCTTTTTTAAGATTATAAATGATTACTTCTAAGTCGTTTGTCCCTCGCATTTTCTTATCTAACATCTTTGGTTTCTTTCGCCCACACATTGTATCATTTCTTTTTGTTTTGATATGTTCTTAAATACCTTCTTCCTAAAGCTACTGCTTCAGGTTTACTTCTACCTCTATATCCCCAAGCTTCCAATGATAGTTTTAGTCTAGTCTTGTTGCCCTTCTCGTCAAATAATCTACCTCTACCACTACCCATTCTAACTAAGAATGAACCTTTGCGTCTAAATTCTGTTGCTGTATTTGGTCTGCCTTTTACTGGTGGTCTTAGATTGCTTCCAGTTGCCCTATTGTATCTTGCTCTACCAGATGCAGACAATCCACCTTTTTTATTCTTATCAGAACTTCTTAAACTAAATTTAACCATTTTTCTTAGTGTTAATTATTATTGGTGCTTGTTTCTTAACTTTTAAATTATGCTTCTTCATAAGTAGATCTACAATACATTTAGAACAAGCTTTAATATGTTGCTCTAATTTGTTCATCATTGGTTTTTGACAGAATAAACATTTACTCATTTTTAACTTCCTTCATTTCAATAACTTCTTGTGGTTCTTCTACTATATCGTAGATCGGTAAAGGAATATTGTCGTCAGTATTTTGTATCTTGTCGGTTTGTCCAAGATAAACTTTACCTAACCACATAGCCATAATACTGGAATTAAGTTTAGTAGCAATATCAAATTGGGTTTTTCTAATAGACTTTTTTGCTTGTGCAACCCCCAGTTCATAAGATTCTTGGGCTAATTGATTTCTTTGAAGTGTAGATTCAGAACAACCAATAATTCTAGCTATTTCTGCTTTGGTACACATATAACTGGCTAAGTCTTTTATCTGATCTAATAATTTAGGTGTAAAGTCAAAATTCGGTCTCCCCCTATTTTCTTGTTTATCTATTACTAGTATATCTTTAGCCATATTAACCGATTGATGTATCGTAATATGCTAATTATTCTTTTTTAAGAGATTTGTAAAGGAAGTCTAATAATTCTTGGTTTTGATAAAGTATATGGCACATTCCGTTTGCTAATGAATTGCAGGATATTTCTTCTGCTTTTGCACTTAAATCTATTTTATATTCATCATGTAGTAAGTGGAATAGTTCGTGTAACAAAGTATTACTCATCTCAATAGGGTCTAATGATTTGTCTAAAGTCATTAGGTTTTTGCTATATTCAAATTGTCCAAATATATTTTTCTTAGATGCTGTCTCGTGGTCAATAAGGTTTAACTTAATAAGTCTGCTTCCAAAGACTATCTCGTTAGGTAGGTTCATTTTCTTTTAAGCTTCTTTGCTATGTATAGG